CTGATTGACAGCACGAATGAGTTTATCTCGTATTTGGATGTAAAAGAGCCTTGCGAAGTCAAGCACCTCCGCTCGTTCGATACCCACGGTTCAGTCATGCTGGGCAAGGGCAAGTACCAGGTCCGCCATCGCCGCGAGTACACCCCCGAAGGTTTGCGCCGGGTGATGGATTAAGTTACCCCTGCATGGGTGATGACGGCTGGGTAGCTCACCGGAAGAGCGCCTATTCTGCTCAGCAGATACGGGATGTAGTTGGTTCAATTCCAGCCCCAGCCGTTACCATGTAACTGAATGCCAGCAATGGCTATGACTAGCAGCACGGAAGGACGTGCAGACTGAGAACTTAGCGGTTTGATGTCAGAGCGGTGGACGAATAGGGGGTATGACTCACGGTGTGCCCCTGACAACCCGCTCCCCAGGTTAGAGAGAACCCAGTGAGCAATCTAGCCTCACAGCATATGGGGTAATCGTCCAGCCGGTATCAAGCCCGGCCTAGTCATTTTTAATTCGAGTTGCCTTCGGGCAGAGGACGGGCAGGTATCCCAGATAGTCCGGCTGAGTGGTGTGTAGGTTACCGGAAATGCCTGCACCCTGCCCGTCTTTAATAAACACGTACCCATGAGGACAAAGGAGAGAGACATGAGTGAGCAATACCTGAGAGACGCAGGAACCCCGATCGACCCGTGTTGGGTGCCGTGCGTGAAAGGCGACCCCGGTGCTGAGCGATTTGTCAGTGCAGACACGGTAGCCGAACTGCGGGAGGCTTTGCGCACGGCGCGCTTCCATTTGACCTTCATCGAAGGCGAAACCACGGACAATACCATGAGCCTGTACGCAAAAGCTGCGGCACAGCAGATCGACACAGCCCTGAACAAATCACGATAGGAGGAAGAGATGGACGACGCACGTTTTGAGGTTTCATCGCATCCTGTTCGACCGTTAGGCGGCCAGCAAGCAGGATCGGTGCCAATGGCTATCATGGTAAAACATAAAGCAACCGGAACAACCGCGATTTGCAGCCACGAACGCAGCCAGCATAAGAACCGAAACGCGGCCTTTAACATGGTTAAGTGGGGGTTGCACGTTCTTGAATGGCCGCTCGATAGCGAACCACAGCCCGTAACCCCAACAAAGGAATAAGATCATGACCACCCAAAGCGAAGCCGAGGACCTGGACTATTTCTGGTCTGAGAAAGGCGATGTTAAGCGATGGACCGGATACGAAGAATGGGCCTGCGCTAACCCAATGGAGGCCTTGCGCCTTGGTGAGCGGATCGCTGAGGTTGAGCATGCCAAACGGAGGGTCGGTATGTATTTGTCGGTTCTAAAACACACGGCAACAAAGGAATAAGAGATGACACATAAAACCGAACAGGAGTGGGGAAGTCTTGCCAATCAAGAGTGCCCACATTGCAGGGGAGCCGGATGGAGAGAGGGAAAGGATTTTCCTGACGGCAGCTTTCATACCGCAAGGCCGTGCCCATGCACCGGCTATAGAACCACAGACTGAACACCAACGGTGGGCGGCTGGGGATGGATGTCTCGGTGTACATGGATGACCGGACGAGTAAACCCAGCCGTTTTGACTTAGGAGGAATAAGAGATGATCATCGAAGACCCGTGGAATTTGGTTTTGCTCTTGGCGTGTGTCTGTACCTTTGCCGCGTGGGTGATTGCATGACCGACTACCCAACCCGCCTAGGTGGGGCGATTGAACGATACGGAATGCCCCGGGAGAAAAACACACCGGAGTTTAACAACCTACTGGACGGGGCCCGCCTGTTACACCGCCTTCTTACCGAAGGACCGACGCAGGAGATGCTTGACGAGGCATACGACAAAACAGGGCTTGTCGAGCAGGAGCTATCAGAACGGATTTTCAAGGCAATGTTAACCAAAGCCTGCGAGGGCCTATGACCAAGCAAGACCAGATCAAGGATGGGAGAGCCAGAATGAAAACGCCGGAAGAAATCGTGATACAGTTACGCCAAGAAGCGATGGTTGAATGGCCGTTTGGTCCGGGCAACCCCTTTCTTGATCGCGACAGGGGTGCAGCCATCATCCGCCAAGCCATGGCCGATGCCCGTGCAGCAGAAAGGGAAAGATGTGCAGATTGCTTGGACGAAATGGGGCTGTTTGCAGCGGCCATCAATCTCCGTTCCCTAAAGGACCAAGCATGACCGACATGATCGAAACCAAGGTTAAGGCATTCAAGAAGGATGGCGACTATATCCGCCTCTACGAAGACAGCGAGGGCAAGCAAGAGGTTCTTACGTTGCCCTTGTGGATGTTCAACAAGATGGTCGAAACGTTTTTTGATGTGAGGGTGAAGTCATGACCCCAGAGCAGATCAAAGCGGCGCTAATTTGGTGTGATAAAATTGAGGAACTATCTCAAAGGATAAGTGCTACACCCGACTTTATAGGGTCACTCCCAACCATCCGCAAATGCCTATCCGCCCCCGAGATTATGGAGAAGATGGCGGAAGTGCTGAGGATGTATCAGGAATCCAACACGGCTTACGATCACGGCGAGGATATCGTGGGCATGTTGAATTTTGGTCAAGCAACTGACCTGACCGCTCCAACACTTCAAGCTTACGAGGAATGGAAGAAATGAACCTGACATGGAAAGATAGAAGGGGTCCGTACTCCAATGGCGAGGACCTGTTTGCCAACGATATTGCTGTGGGGAGCTACTTCTACGGTGCCTTCCTGCGGGGAGATGAGAAGCCGTACAAAATCGCCACAGCTTTACCCTCCTTACAGCCAAAGGTTAAGGAGTTCAAGACGCCAGAGGAGGCCAAAGAAGCCCTTCAGGCATTCACCAATCGTTGGTTTAACAGGGCGTTATCCGAAGAACACGCGAGGAAAGAATGACCTTCTGCCTCTACATGATTTTAAAGGAAGTGAAAGAGACCCCCAGAAACGTAGTTTTGGCCGTGCCGTTGATCCTGCTTTGTGCGATTATTGACGTGAAGATTTTGCAAGGTTTATTGAGCTAACCCATTGTATATGATAGGATGAAACTGCCGTGTCCACGAAAGATGTGACCGATTTAATGGTGATTGAAGCGTACAGAAGGTCCGAGCAAGAAAGAGGGCCAGACTGGCGCAATGATTACCGTTGGCCATACGAACACCTGATGGAAACCACTGGGGAGTGCTTCAAGGTTTGCTACCGCGCAATGGAAAGGGCGGCCAGCCGTGGGTTTATTGATTACGGTGTTTCTCTACGTACCGGCTGGGTTACGGACGAGGGGAAGACCTTAGAAGATCAGCGTAAGAACCCAGCAAGCCAGCCCGGCACCGATGAGGTTAAACCGGTTGCTTGGGATACCGAACGCGGCCAGAACAAAGAACACGAATGCAAAGATATACAGGATTAAATCCATGACAAACCCCAGTAGTTCACCATTCAAACACCTTGTTATGCTTGTGGGTTCCATTCTATTGACCGGCTGCGCCACGTATGAGCCAAGACAGGACACGGAAACCAACATTCAAAGCATTTGCCTGAATGAATACGGAATCATGAAAACCGACCCCAATTATTACCAGTGCCGGGCCAGCGTATTGCAATGGGCCCACAGGGAAGCAAACAAAGATTTCGGCCCGAAGGTGTACAACAACTTCATGCAAACCGAAGTCTTGATTAACCGATGGTATTAGGGATAAGATAAGGCCATGTATAAGCCTCTCACACCCCAAGAGATCGAAGCCTGCAAAGAGGTGGACAAGATTCTGGCCGAGCGGGCACATCTTTATAGGAGCGAATGATATGAAAAAGAAATCCAAAGGTAAAATGCCGGGTAAAAAGGGCAAGAAGTGCTAGATGGCTGAAGGCCGACCAACAGCCTATAAGCCCGAGTATAATGAGCAGGGCTTAAAGTTATGTGAATTAGGCGCGACTGACGCTGAAATCGCTAGCTTTTTTGACGTTTCTGTAAGAACCATACATCGATGGAAACTGGACCATCCCGAGTTTTGTCACTCCCTAAACATAGGCAAGCAAGCTGCGGATGCGAGGGTGGAGCGGTCTTTGTATCAAAAGGCCACTGGATACGATTACGTAGAGGAACAAGCCTTCAAGGTTAAGGTCGCCCAATACGAGGAGGAGGTCAGGGTGGTCGAAGTCGAGAGGCATATGCCCGCAGACACCACCTCGGCTATTTTCTGGTTAAAGAACCGCCGGAGAGACGAGTGGCGAGACAAGATTGACCATGAGATGACCGGCAAAGACGGCAAAGACCTCATTCCGGACACAGTGAACCTCAATCTTATCAAGCCTGATGGACCTAAGTCTTCCTGAGTACGCCGAATGCCTGTTTGACCCCAAGCGATACAAGGTATTGTGGGGCGGGAGAGGCGGAGGCAAGTCAGAGACAGTAGGCCGTGTTCTATTAGCTATGGGCATGAACAAGTCACTGGGTATTCTATGCGCCCGTGAATTACAGGTTTCCATTCAGGACTCGGTTCACAAGCTGTTAGCCAACATCATTGCCGAACACCCGGGATTTGCCGCGTTCTATGAAGTGCAGAACAAGACAATCATAGGAAAGAACGGGACTGAATTCACCTTCAAGGGCCTCAAACACAATATTGCCGAGATTAAATCCATGGCCCGCATTAACATTTGCTGGGTAGAGGAAGCGCAAGCGGTATCAGATAAGTCATGGGAGACGCTGATCCCGACAGTGCGGGAACCCGGTTCAGAGATATGGCTGACGTTTAATCCCAAGAACGCCACCGACCCGACATGGCAAAGGTTTGTTCTTCAGGCCGACGAAGACACGCTGATTAGAAAAATCAATTACCACGACAACCCGTTCTTTCCCGATGTTCTGGACAAGGAGCGCATAAGATTACTGAAGAACGACCCGGAGGCTTATAACCATATCTGGTTAGGAGAGTTCGACACCCGTTACTCAGGGGCCGTCTACGCCAAGTTCCTTAAGCAAGAGCAAATCTCACCCAAGGTCAAACACGACCCGACTTACCCGGTTTATACGGCGTGGGACTTAGGCTTTGATGATTCCACCGCGATATGGTTTTACCAAGTGGGGTCAGGCGAAGTGTTCCTGATTGATTACTACGAAGCCTCGCAAGAGGACATTAAGCATTACGCAGAAGCGTGTTTTGGCCGGGAGATTATTGTCGATGAACGGGATAATGAGACTGGTGAGGTTATTAAATGGCACTTCGGAGCCGATATACCTGAACATGCGCACCGGAAGGCTTATTCTTATCACCGGGACAACGTGCCGCATGACGCCGCCTATAAACTACAAGCCGCCCAAGGGCGCTCCATTGTCGGCCAGATGCAGCGCTTCGGCATGAAGCCCACGGTAATACCAGCCACAACACAACAACAATCCATTGAAGCCTTAAGAACCACACTGCCCAAGTGCTGGGTTAATTCCGATAAATGCGCAGACGGCATTCACGCTTTAATGCATTACCACTTCGAGTACGACGATGACCGCCAGACATTCAAGCGAGAGCCGGTTCACGACTGGTCATCCCACGCCAGCGATGCCGCAGAGATCATGGCCCGGGTATGGAGAGACACCGCCAAGCCGTTAACCGAAAAACGCTTGGAGCATGAGCGTGTTACTGCTAAGTTTATCAGTGCAAGACGGGAACACGGACTGGAAAGGGTTGACCCCTACCGCGTGAAGCCGATGAGGAAGTGATGATCGAAGAGTGGCGTGACGTGATTGGGTACGAAGGGCTTTATCAGGTCTCTAATCTGGGGCAAGTTAAAAGCATCTCGGACAAAAAGTTGCGCAAAAGACCGGAAAGAATATTGGCTGGATCGGTTAGTAATCGGGGCTATAGGCGCGTCACACTGTTTCGTGGGTCAGAGCCGTTTAGCCAGACAGTTCATAGACTGGTCGCCCTTGCGTTTTTGCCTAATCCGAATGGGAAACCGCAGATTAATCACATCAATGGCATAAAAACCGATAACAGGACGGATAATCTAGAGTGGGCAACGCACTCCGAAAACGGCCTTCATTCATACAAATATTTGGGACGAAAAGCGGTTAACGGGGCCACGGTTAAAAAATGAAGGTGGCTATCTTTGAAACAGGCCACGAAATTTCCAACAAGATATGCCGCACTGTGGCCGATGCTTGCGGCTTTGATCTATATAATCTGCAAAAGAACGCCCCCAATCTATTCCGCCACGATGCGGTATTGGCGTATGGGATTTTGCGCGGAACTGCGGAACTCTTTAAGGCGCACCCTCATTGGTTTTGCATAGACAAGGGGTTTTGGAATGCCGAGCACTACGAAGGACTTTACCGATTCGCTTATAGAAACACACAACCGCTTTATGGCCAGTATCAAACTCCGCAAGCAGATCATGGCCAGATACTACAGCCGTGGAGGGATACAGGGTATACGCTAATCTGCCCGCCGACTGAGCATGTATGCGAGTTCTTCGGTGTTAATGGCTGGGAATGGGCACACCGCACGACCAATCATGAGCAAGCCAACAACACAGAATGGCGTCTAAGACCCAAGTCCGATGAAGGCACGCCCATAGACTGGGACAACATCGGCAAGCTGGTAACGTTCAACTCCTCATTAGGCTTCGAAGCCCTGAAGCGTGGTATTCCGGTTATTTCGGACCCAGACCACTCAACCATCGGCAGTTTCCAAAAGAACGCTATTGACCCTACGAATCGTGATGAGTTATTCTCATTCGCGAGTGGTCACATGAAGAAGCTGACCGACAGAGAGGGCATTTGGTCGATAGTAAACCAGTATATATCGGGTGGGATTCCCGTGAAGCCGTTGCCTCGGACGTCTTACGCCACTCGATTCTCCGCCGAACTTCCAGCCGAGTGGACATAAAATACCTCAAGCACCGCGATTTACGTAAACAAGGATTATTCGCCCGCCCGTGGTTGACCGAAGCCACAACCGGCAACTGGAAGGACCTTGTAGACGACCGCCCGTTTTCCACTGAATTCTCCCACACACGCTTCCTTGTACCGGTTTTACAGAACTACAAGGGGTGGGCGCTGTTCATCGACAGCGACATGATTTTTCGCTCAGACATTAAAAAGCTTTTCGCCCTGTGCGATGACAGGTATGCAGCGATGTGCGTTAAGCACAACCACCTCCCCCCGGCGAATACGAAGAAGATGGACGGCAGGGAGCAACTTAGATACTTCCGCAAGAACTGGTCTTCGTTTATTCTATTCAACTGCGGGCACCCGGCGAACGCCCAATTAACGCCTGAAAAGGTGAACTCAGCGAAGGGCTCTGACCTTCACGCCTTTTATTGGTTGAAAGACCACGAGATTGGAGCCCTTCCATATTCGTATAATTACATTTCCGGGGTAAGCCCTTCGGTTCAGACCGAGAAAATCGACGTGATCCACTACACAGAAGGCGGACCGTGGTTTGACGAATGCCGCGAAGTGCCTTTTGGCGACCTTTGGACCCAAGCGTATGAAGACTGGTCTGCCAACGGCCATGACATCAATCCGGTAGCAAGCACGGTGCATGAGAAATGATCGCCCTTCTATGCCCCACCCGTCAGAGGCCAGACACTCTAATCCGAATGATCGCCAGCGTTCGGGATACAGCGCGTACAGACTGTAAGGTTTTTCTGGCAATGACCGCCGTAGAATGCGACGAGTTCCACCAAGACAAGAACGGTAATCCGTTCGTTTGCATGTTTTCAATGCCCGACAACCTGCCGACTAGTCACAAATGGAATTGGCTTGCGCAAACAGCGATGACAGACAGGTCTAACAAGCTCTTTATGCTTGCCGCCGACGACATGGTATTCACCACGCCGGGATGGGACAAAGCTATAATCGACCACTACAACGCCTTGCCAGAAGGAAAGAAACAGCATGTTTACGCGCTCCGTGATTCTCGTGATCCAGACG